CATCAGGGGCTTTGAGTTCATCGACTCGACCTTGTATATTGTCGCCACTGACACAGCTAATACCTCAACCTTTATATTAAATATTCCTTTAAACTTCGACGGGGAAGACGAAGGGATCGCTACTTATACATCGAACGGTTCTGCGTTGTCTACCTCGATTGCAACGACACCAGAGGACAATGTTACGCACTTAGACATGCGGGTCCCTGCGTTAGTCTTCAATGATCAGATTGTTTTCCCGACGTATACTGCAGGGACTCCACTGCCCCTTAGGGAAAACATCGCAGGAATCTCAGGGACATCAAATAACCCTACGCCATACTTAGCGACGTCTAGTATCGCTGTCTACAACGACAGAGGGGTAAAGATCCCCGTGACTGTTCAGACTTCGGGCAGTGGCAGCAGTGCGTTTACTTACTTAACGATAAACGCTACAGGCGTATGGGATGATTTAACGTCGGTCTGGGTAGGCTATGAGTTCACCAGTGCCTACACGTTCTCTGAGCAGATCTTTAAGGCCCAGGCAGGCCAAGCGCGGACACCTAACGCTTCGGCCAAGCAGTTCATTAAGAACCTATCGCTTTACCATACGCAAACTTCAGACTATAAGATCAAGGTGACACCAGACAAGCGCAACACGTATACCAACGAGTTCCCTGAGTCGTTCACGTCGTCAGGTGGGTCTGAGCAGATTTTACGCACTGAGCTCAAAGACGGATTCTTTAGGGCCCCCGTGTTTACCTCTAGTGAAAACGTAGAGATCAAACTAGAAAACGACGGGGCTAAGCCTAGTAACCTACAGTCTGCTGAGTTCGAAACCTTTGTTCACACACGATCAAGTAGATATGGCGCCTAGTAGGACTTACGGAGACTGTTCGATCGTCCAGGCGACGATACATCATGTCCATGAGCTCAAAGATAACCTTAGGCCCCACGATGCCCTAGAGTGCACACTCCTCGGTAGCACACCAAAGAAAGCCTTAATGTTAGCCTTAACGACCGACAGGTCAACTTACGCGGCGCTCGATGGAGACAAGAAGCCGTTCGCTATGTTCGGCTCAGGGCCTACCAAAGACGGTGGGTATATCTGGATGCTTGGAACGCCGGATGTCACTAAGCACCGTAGGCACTTCATAAAGGCATCGCGTGACTGGGTGCACTATATCTCTAAGCCCTTTGGGGTAACCTCTAACGTGGTGCTCAAAGACAACAAGATGGCCATACGTTGGCTTAAGTTCTGTGGCGCTAAGTTTCTACGGGAAGTAGAGATCTCGTCTCAGGCTTTTTACGAATTTATTATTACAACTAAATAAACTACTATGTGTTTACCATTAGCATTCGGTGCAGCAGGTTCTGCGTTACTCGGCGGAAACGTGGCCGCTACGTCGCTATTAGCGAAGGCCGTAGGGACAGCTTCTGTTCTCGGACCTGTTGCCCAGGGTATGCTGAGTTTCGGCGCTCAGGCCCAACAAGCACGCGCACAGGCCGAAGCGCAGAAACGGGCGTCGATCGTTGAGAACGCACGATACATGGCGCAGATCTCAGCGACACGACAACAGCAAGCCTCTGATGCCCTCAGGGTAGCCCAAGAGGTCCAGCAGGCGAACAGAGCGAGCATGGAGGCCATGGCGAGAAAACAAGTGGCAGCAGGGGCCGCAGGTATCAGCACTGAGTCTGCGAGTTACCTGGCTGAAATGAGAGACCTAGAGAGACAAGTCGCCGAGCACAGTTTTGCCTTTGAACAACGTCAGTCCCTCGCTGACCAGTCGTATGAACTTAAAGCTCGCGACCTGGGGCTCCAGACTCAACAGAATTATATTAATATTAATAGACCGATTGACCAACCAGACTTCTTAGGGACAGCCTTGACGTCGGCACTTGGAAGCCTCGAATCTTACTCAAAGGCAAAGAACCGTGAGCTTACAATCGGAAAGCAGGCGCCAGGAATAACAGAAACAACCGGATAAATTAGATGACACCACAAGAACTTCTCCAACAACAACGCCGTCAGCAGGTCGATTTTAACTTATCGTTGCCTAGTGTCACCTCGCGTGAACTACAGGCAGGACAGTATTCGGTGGCGGTCCAACGGACACCCAAGGCCGAACAGACGACGCTAGGACGCCTCGCAGATGCCTTAGGTAAAGTCAACCCGATCATCGCGAAATACGGTGACGCCCAGATCGCAGAGAACGAAAGACAAATCTTAGATGTCCAGCAGCAAATCGCGAGCATGGACCCTAAAGAAAAAGAGAAACTGTTGGCACGCCCAGAAGCCGAAGTGAACCTCTCTAAGGCCTTCAGGGACGACTACGAGCTTAACCCTGTGGCAACCTACCGCGCCAAGATGTTGTTGGGCGCAGAGAAGAACGTGGAGTTTAACAGTGTGCTCGATGAGCGCATCGAAGACTTTAAAACTAAGTTTCTTAGAGAAAACGGAGACAAGCCGAGTTACAGTCAGATCAGTGACGCGATCAACGAGATCACGGAGGATTATATGAAGTCTTCAGGACTCAACGGTAAAGATAAGGGCATTATGCGCACTGGGTTCTTACAAGAAGCCTCTGTTAATATTAATAAATTAAAACAGACGTTACCTTCAGCTATGGCCGAAGAGCATAAACAAGAAGTGCTCATGCCGAACTTAGCGAGCTCCCTGGCCCGGACGTATAAACCACAGGACGGAACAGACCTAGTGAGACTTAAGAGTCAATGGGACAATTTTAGTAGTAGTTTGTCCCGCTCAGAACAAATAAAGGTCATCGATGCGGCGCTCGGTATCCTTAACTTTGACAGCAGCACCAAGGAACTAAACGACGGCATTGCGTTCCTTGAGGACATGAGAGACGCAGGGGTAACCATTGGTAACCAAGCGATCGACTCAGCGTCTGGTAACCCCTTAGGCGAAAGCTTCTACACTACGAAAATAGACGATCTCAAAGAGATGGCTCATAAGGTGCGGAACAAAGAGAAATCAGAGGCTTTATCTAGAGCTAACGATTATGAGATGAGCATGAAGAAGCGCTTCGCTAAGGCTGCAGACGACGACAATTACAGTAGCGAAGAGCCTTATGTCCTTGATATTCTTGAGAAAGAAGAGGCATACATAAAATCTTTAGACTTAGGGGAATTTGAAGAAGCAGAAATGTTAAAAGGGTTAGGCAGGGCGTATGTCAACGGGTTCAAAGAGCTAAACGACGACATCGATGAAATGGAGTCAGAAGCAGACAGTGGTAAGTCTGGGGTTTCCATACAAGAAATCAAAGGAGACCTTAGATCTACCTTAGTGAAATCAGTTATTAACGAATTAAAAACAGACAGATTCAGCAGTATAGAGGTTAGAGATGCGCTGGATATTGCTGAAGGCTCTGAGGACGAGCTTGATTCATATAGAGACGTGCCCTTTGAAGTCTTGGGACTAGGAAAAAATCTCCGCACAATTGAAAATAAATACCTCCAGTTATACAAAGATAAACGATCCGATGCTATAGACAAGATAGCGCGTCTAAAGCCAGGCGAAGAGTTAACACTACCTGACTCCACTGAATCATTTAGTATCGGTGAAAACGATAATATTAAAAATAAGAGGAATGCTATACTTACTAAATACATGACCTCCCTTATGTCTGGGCTTATTGAAGAATCTAAATTGGAATTGATAGGTGCTCTTGAAAAAGAAAAAGAGGATAAGGCAGCTGAACAGAAAGAGCAAGACGAAGAAACAGCGCGAGTCCAAAAGGAAAAAGAGGAGCGCGAAGCGAGGACAGTGAAAACCAAAGATTCTATAGCTAAATCAAGCGAAATGATCAGCGTTGCTGGTGATAATACTTTTTCGTTTAAGAGACTTATAGGAACAGCTTTTGAAGAACAGGCTGTATCCATAGCTCCCTTTAATGCGTTTAGGACCTATGAAAAGACAGCTTTTAAAATGCCGGAGCTCTACGATGCAGTAGAGCATACTATTAAATACAATCCGAATTCACCTGAAGATATGCAGGTGATTATAGACGATATATCAGAGATATACACTGAAGCTGTTCCTGCTATACGAAGAAACCTAGCTAAAACTAAAGAATTACAAAGTAAAAGGTTTGATCCTAATGATGTTGTTGGGCAGCGATTTGCAAAAGATCGCATTAAAATCACTGACAACGTATTGAGAGCACGGCGTTTATTTCAAGGCTACACTTACGATGAAGTTATAAAAGCAGTAAGCAACGGGGAAGGAGAGCCAGGGTATCTATTGGAAGGGGTCGCTTTACGTGATCCTAAAGAATTTTTTAGGTTTGAGTTTTCGGGGCTAGGAGCGCCAGGGCCATATCAACCTGCCGTATTAGAATACAAAGCAAAAGCGATGCTAAAAGGCGCCACTGATGAGCAGATCGTTGAACTAGCAGGAATTCTAGGGTTAGAGCCTGAGAGAATTAAAGGGTCCCAGGAGAGGCTCAGCGATTACATACTAAACAAGAAACCTAAGAAAGCTAAAGAGCCAGAGGTTAAGCCTGAAGTTAAGCCAGAGGTCACACCAGAGGTTAAGCCAGAGGTTACACCAGCGGTCACACCTAAAGCTCGCCCACCTATCCGCACAACGGCTGAACTTAAGAAAGAGCAGGAAGAACAACTAGAGTTGAATCTCGATGAACCTATAAAGCCTGATCCTGCAGTAGAAACTAAAGTAACAGGAACTAAAGGTAACATTACGATCTACTCACCGCAAAAAGGAGGCGATAAGATGGAAGGCGGATACCCGTCGTCACGTCCAGGGCCTGATGGAAAGGCGCTAGTTCGGACTGTCCAAGACTATGCTAACGGAACCTCTGAATACATTACATTAGCAGGGAGTCCTTCTTTTTATAATAAATCGTATATTATACCTGAGCTTCCTTATGAAGACCCCAAGACCGGAGCCACAAAGACCCTACGTAACGTAAGGGCTGTTGTTCACGATACTGGCGGGGCCTTTAAGACAAAGCCAGAATTCCGCTATGATATACCTTACGGTAAAGACTTAACGAATAAACAGATGGCACGCTATGACAGTCTTCTTAAGAAGAACGGCGTGGAGTTTGTTGAAGCTGTTGAGCCTAGAGATTCAGAACCTGTAGACGCAGACGACCCCCTGTCAGATGACGGAGCGTTAAAAGGCAAAGGGCTTCTACCTCCAATAAATTAAATAATATTAAACACAACGTAACACACTTATGGCCACAGAAGACAGCTTAATGCCTCCAAACGAAGAAGAAGAAGACAACATGTTCTTCGATGTTCTCGCTGCCCCGTTTCGCGGCGTCGAAGGCGCAGTGCAAGGGGTCTACAATTTCTTAGACTATACTACTGGAGATGATTTTCTCCCAGACTATGACCAGCGGAGGCTTGGACGTTCTACGACAATGGCAGGGGGCGTAGTAGAGGGTATCACTCAGTTTATCACTGGGTTCGTGCCTGTTGCAGGTGCGCTAGGGAAAGCAGGGCAGGTGGTTAAAGCTAGGAAGCTGTTTGGAAGTGACGTAGCAAAACAACTACTGAAACGCGGCAACCAGATCCCGGCGAAACAAATGGCTGCCATCAATAAGTCATCTAAAAAAGCAGCGTTCGCTAAGAACTACGCGGCTGGTGTGGGGGCTGACTTCCTGGCGTTTAACGGACAAGAAGAACGATTGAGTAACTTTTTGTATCAGTATGAAATGTTCCAGAATCCGGTCACTGAGTATCTTAAGGCTACCGGAGACGAGACGGAGATCGAAGGGCGCTTCAAGAACGTCTTGGAGGGTATGTTCCTTGAGATCGCTGCTACGCCTCTGTTAATTCCGTTCTTTAAGAGTATTAAATTAATAAAAAACAGAGGTAAGCTAGTGGCCGAGGGTATGGACCCTGAGGACGCCACCGAAGAAGCGTTGTCAAAATCTGACCTGACACAAGACGAACTGTTCGGTGCAAACGAAGTAGAGACATCTAAGGTAAAGCGCCCAGGTAGCAAAGTCAAAGGAGACGAGGAGGCCGAGATTGAAGCCGATAGAATCGAAGAAGAGCCTGACGCACCTAGCGGCTTTGACGGCGTAGAGCAACAAGAGTTTGACTTTAAGCTCGATGCTGACTCAGATAAATCTCTTGGCTTTGAGAATACGCCAGTGCGTGGCAAACAGAAGATCGACGCAGCAGCCGAAGCGAAAGCAACAAAGCTTAACAGGTCGTTAGCGCAAAAAATCGCGGTAGGTGGTAAACAAGCACTCATGAGTAACATAAGGCTCGTGTCGTCTGAAAGTGACTTATTGCCTCTTGTTCGTTCCTTGGCTACTAACCAGACGCTTGAGGCTATCGAAAAGGGAACGCTTAAAAAGACTACTGAGAAAGATATTCTCCAAGAGTCAATGGATCTGTCAGATGCGCTTGGTGGCAATAAGAACTCTATTGAGGCTGAGTATAAAAAACTAAAGGCACGCGGAGATCAATACGCTGATCAGTTCAACAAGGACCAGATGGCTATTAAATATTTAAATAATACATTAGCACGCAAAGCCCAGGACCTTGCTATTGAGACACGAGGGTTAACCAAAGGAACCGACGCCTACGATGAGAAGTTCACTGAGATGCTCTTTCACCTTAATCTCACTAATGCCTCACAGAACCTGTTTGCACAGTTTGGACGCACTGCCTCGTTAGCGATGCTCCAGCGTAAATACATGTATAAACAGATCAAAGGCAAGAAGATCGACCCACTGCCTGACAAACTGACACCACAGGACATCGCTAAGTTCCGCGATCATCGCTTGGGCAGCATGAGCGACGAGAAACTTTTGGACCTCGTGGCCAACGCTAAGTCCGGTGACGACATAGAGTATGGTCTCAACAAGATCGCCAAGGGCGGACTAGGCAGCAACATGATGGACATGGTGCAAGAATACTGGATGAACGCACTGCTCTCAGGTCCTACTACACAACTAGTTAACTTGATTGGCTCTGCGGTAACTTATGCTGTAGGGACAGTAGAGAGAGCGGTAGGAAGTGCGTTGTCAGGTAACTTTGCGCTCACCCGAGCTACCTTACAGTATTCGTTTAGTATGCAAGCCGTCGCCGATGCTTTCAAGTTGTCAGCTAAGGCACTGAAGAACGGAGAGGCTATCTCGATACCTGAGGCGAAGCTCTTCGACGACAGAGCTGCCTCACGTAAAGCTATTAGTTATTCTCCTCCAGGGGGTGATAATGCTATATCAAGAACCTTCAACTTCTTAGGTGAAGTGATAAGACTACCTTCGCGGGGCCTTGTGGCTGGCGATGAGTTTTTCAAGGCGTTCAACTACCGGGCTTATGTCCACCAAGAACTAGCAGCCGAAGCAATCCAGAAAGGACTCAGAGGTAAAAACCTATCTAAGTATGTCGCAGATAGAGTCCAAGGTTACACCACTGAGACCGGAAGGATCTTCAATGAGGCAGGCATTAGGCGCGACGCAGAGCTCAAAGCTGACGAGATGGATCTAAAGTTTGAAGAACGACAGAGCTTTATCGAAAAGGAAGTCGCTAAGGCCTCCCAGCAACCGTTTGTTTTACCTGATGGCACAGAGCTCAGCTACAAAGACCGTGGAGCACTAACTGCTAAGGCTGAACAAATGGCTAAGATCAACACGCACACGCAGGACTCACAGAACAGCGTGTCAAACATGTTGTCTATGTTAACGCAGAAACACCCAACGCTTAAGTTTGTGATTCCGTTTGTGCGCACACCGACGAACCTGTTGACCTACGGTATCTCTCGGTCTCCGTTTGGTTCTCTACAGGTCCTCAGTAAAGACTTTAGGGCCAAGCTTAGGAGTCCTGACGCTTCCGTGCGTGCTGAGACACGAGGACGACTTGCGACATCAGTGACCACCACGGCTGCCTTGCTGTATTTCTTACAGAGCGGTAAAGGACAAGGGCTCATCACAGGCTACGGGCCTAAGAACAAAGAACAACGAGAGTCCTGGGAGATGAACAACCAACAGTATTCAATTAAAATTGGAGACAAGTGGGTAAGCTACAACAGACTCGACCCGATCGCTACGATCCTCGGCGTTGTCGCTGACATCAACGAAGCACAGACATACAACGAGCTCGACGACGGGGACCTTGAGAAAGTCTTTAGCGTTGCGGCCCTTGCGTTCTCGAACAACATCACGTCTAAGTCTTATGTCCAGGGGCTTGATAACCTCTTTGATTTCTTGAAGTTCAAAGACCCAGTGCGCGACGCAGAGAAGTTCCTCGGTAGTATCGCCGGAGGCTTTGTGCCTAACGTGATCAACCAGTCACTTAACTACGAAGAAGACAGACCACTACGCGAAGCCCGTGGTATCATTGATCGTATGATCAAACGGACACCCGCTGGGGGCAACCTGCCTCCGAGGCGTAATATGCTCGGTGAAGTCATGACGGTCCCGAGTAGCGGAGGTGTCGCTGGTGTTATTAATCCATTATATATTAAAGAAGACCCGAAGAACGTGGTTGAATATGAGCTTTCTAACCTTAGGTCTGGCTTCAGGCAACCATCGCGGTTCTTGAGGCCTGGCGTTGAAGAGTTAGATATGAAAGAATATTATAACCCAGAGACTGGCCAACAGTCTTACGATAGGTTCTTAGAACTCGTCGGGACATCCACGATCCGGGGTAAGACACTACGACAACGCCTAGAAACCATGTTCAACAGTAAAGAGTATGCGGCGTTACCCGAGGCAGACCTCAAAGACGAAACAGGAAGCGACAGCCCTAGAGTTGCCGCAGTGCGTCGTATGATCAGGGCCTACAGGGGCGTAGCGAAATCAAAGATGCTTAAAGAAAACCCAGAGCTTCGCATGCGTGAGGCCGAAGCGATCAAGAAAGCACGAGCAGCTAGAACACAATAATGAACTCAACGTATGCACCGTCACTGGTTGGCGTAACAGGGCTCCTCGGGGCCATCACCCTTGAAAGTATTAACACCTCGGTCGCTATTTGCGTCGGGGTCACCACGCTTACATATTTAATAATAAAAATAAGAAAGGAACTAAAGTAACATGGACCGCTCAGATAAACTATATGAACTCCAGGACCTACTGATCGAAGAGTTTTTACTCAGGGTCAAATCAGGAGAGGCATCCACGGCTGACCTATCGACGGTCAGACAGTTCCTCAAGGACAACAACGTGTCCGCCGTGGCCACCGAAAGCTCACCACTCCACGAACTAGTCAACGCCTTACCGTTCCACGACGATAACGTAGACCGAATTGTAGACATGGCGTCCAATGAGTAGAAACTACAAAAGCGAATACGCTAACTACCACGCTAAGCCGGACCAGAAGAAACGCCGAGCCGGACGCAATGCCGCCCGGAGACTCATGGCTCGCAAGCTGGGGCTAAGCAAAATCAAAGGGCGCGACGTCGATCACAAAGACCGAAACCCCAAGAACAACGCTGCGTCTAACCTACGGCTCCAAAAGAAAAGCCAGAACAGATCACGAAATGGCTGACCTAAGGCAACTCAAAGACTTCAGGAACTTCCTCTACCTAGTGTGGAAACAACTTAACCTACCTGAACCAACCCGAATACAATATGAAATCGCGGATTACATGCAGCACGGAGATAAACGAGCAGTTATCCAAGGCTTTCGCGGCGTCGGTAAGAGCTGGATTTGCTCTGCTTATGTTGTCCACCAGTTGCTCCTCGATCCCTCAAAGAACATACTTGTTGTCTCTGCTTCAAAGACTAGAGCAGACGACTTCTCAACTTTTACTCTTAGGCTTATCCATGAGATGCCACTCCTTAAGCATCTTATACCCCAAGACAAACAACGGTTCTCCAAGATCTCGTTTGACGTCGGGCCAGCCCCAGCGTCACACGCCCCGTCCGTTAAGTCCCTGGGTATCACATCTCAACTGACCGGGTCTCGTGCTGACATTATCGTAGCCGATGACGTCGAGGTGCCGAATAACTCGGCGACCCAAATGATGCGAGACAAGCTCGGAGAACAAGTCAAAGAGTTCGATGCGATCATTAAGCCCCTCGATGACGCCAAGGTAATCTTTCTAGGAACACCACAGTGCGAAGACACGATATACCGACAGTTAACCGAGCGTGGCTACCAGACCCGCGTCTGGCCTGCGCAGTATGTTACCCCAGACCAGAACATGAAGCGATACGATGGTCACATCGCTGAGTGTTGTATTAATATTGATAATAAAGGAAAGTCAACAGAGCCACTCCGGTTCTCTGATGTGGACCTGGCAGAACGTAAAGTATCCTATGGGTCTGCAGGTTACGCCTTACAGTTTATGCTCGATTCTAACCTCAGTGACGTCGAAAAGTATCCACTCAAGATCTCGGATCTGATTGTGATGTCGTTGGACACTGAGCTTGCCCCAGAGCGACTCGTGTGGGCCAAAGACCCGGAACTAGAGTGGGACGGATCGATCCCTAATGTCGGCATGACTGGCGATAGGTTCTACAGGCCTATGAAGACACTAGGTAAACACATAGCTTACACCGGGGCCGTTATGTCTATCGACCCGTCAGGACGCGGTAAAGACGAGACAGGCTACGCGGTAGTCAAGATGCTCAATGGTTATCTTTATGTTACTGCGGCAGGTGGCGTCCAGGGAGGCTATTCCGATGAGACACTCAAGTTTCTCTCGATGACCGCCAAAGAACACGGGGTCAACGAGATCGTCGTAGAGTCTAACTTCGGTGACGGTATGTTTGTCGAACTGCTTAAACCTGTGTTGCGCAAAGTCCACGCTTGCACAATCGAAGAGGTGAGGCACAGCACACAGAAAGAACGCAGAATCATCGATACGCTAGAACCAGTGATGACCGGGCATAAGCTGGTGGTTGATCCTAAGGTCATCCAGAACGACTACGAGACTAGCCAGGTGTATCCGAAAGACCACGCTCTGAAATACCAGTTGATCTACCAGCTAACACGTATAACACGAGATCGTGGCGCTGTGACCCATGACGACCGCTTAGACGCGCTTGCGATAGCTGTTGGCTACTGGACTCAGCAAATGGCACAAGACGCGTCAGTACGCATCCTAGAGCGAAAGGAGGACGATATAAAGAAAGAGCTCCAGAAACACGCCGATGCTTACTTTAAGGTCCGGCGAGGGGGCGCCAATATTCTCACTTGGTAATTCGTACCGCCTATAATGCAGGGCTATAGGTAAAACAATAAGCGATATTAACTAATGTAAGAACAAAAAACCGATGATTTTATATGGATGGGGGAAATACAGTATTGACAAGGGTAGAAATGTCCCCCTATAGTAACTATAGGTTAACTAAAGTCAGTAATGAGTGATAATAACAATATTGAATATTACACTAAAGTTAGTCTATAGTTAGACTCTAAGTTAACTCTAAGTAACCATGGCTAAAGATCTGGAGAGTGTTACCGCTATACTAGGCGAACACTTTGAAAACTACGTGATCCTGGTGGCTGACTCTAAGCACAGCTGCAAGATCATCTTTGATAATCACTTTGCCGCTAAAGGCCTCGTCAGTGTCGCAAAGAATACTATTGACGAGAGCTTTGGGTCTGGTATTAATTGCTTCGAGATCGACTTCGGTCCACTTACAGATGACTGACGGTTGGTCTTAATGCTTCTTTTGCATTTGTTGTTCCATTAGGCAGGGCTCTTAGTTAACGCTAGGGGCCCTGTTCTATTTTTGGTAAAAATATCTGACACCCCTTATATAACGCAGCAGTTCGCCGCGATTCCCCGTGGTCGGTCGAACAGCTGGCCAAGCGAACACTGTTCAAAGACTCAGCGATTTCTTTTCGTCAGCTGGGCGCAACTACTATCACCAAGGAGCGCGAGGGGGTGCCAGGGTGGACAGTGAGTGGACGCTAGGTCGATCGCTGGGAGTCGATGGGGAGTCAATGAGTGAGCGCTAGGTAGTCAATGAGTGAGCGCTAGGTAGTCAATGAGTGAGCGCTAGGTAGTCAATGAGTGAGCGCCGGGTGTATCGTCGGGGTGTGTTTTTCAGTGTGCGGGTGTTTTTACGTTTTGACAGGCCAGCGATGACAGAGCGATGACAGAGCGATGACAGAGGGATGACAGAGGGATGACTACAGATGACAGAGGGATG